CTTATAGATATTCACTAGGGAACTGGTAGGGATCCTCAGCCTAGTGAATTTCTATAAGTAGGGTTGACAAATAAAATATCGTACTTATATAAATAAATGTAGAACGCCATAATGGGTTCTATTTAAATAAACTTGCTTAACAAAAGGAGTTATAATGACTAATAAAGCATTTTCAATTTTCAATCAATTAAGACCGGTAACCGTAGGGTTTGACAATATGTTTGACCACTTTGAAAGAATGGTAGATGACCATAATTTCAACGAAATGGTTGCTGTAAAATACCCACCATACAATATCGTAAAGACAGGTAGTTATACCTATGATATTCAACTAGCACTTGCTGGTTATGGTAAGAAGGATATAGATGTATCTTTTGAGGATAGTGTATTAACAGTTAAATCTGTCAAGGATACAGCCGAGAAAGAGGTTGAAGAAAACCAAGGCGTACTTCATAAAGGTATCGCCAAACGTATGTTTCAAAAGTCTTTTACAATCGCCGAAGATGTAGAAATCAAAGGTGCTGAACTGAAAGACGGTCTATTGAGTGTATCTATGGAAAGAGTTATTCCAGAACACAAGAAGGCTAGAACTATTAAAATTAAGTAGTTTAAAAGACCAGAGGCGAGGCAGCATTGACTTCCTCGCCTTTTTAGTATATACTACAAGTATGATTAATTTATATAATGACAAAGGAGTGAATATATGAACATAAGTGAAAACACCCTATCGGTGTTAAAAAACTTTTCAGATATTAACCAGAACATTTTGGTTAAACCTGGGAATAAGATTCAAACTATATCTACAATGAAAAACATCTTGGCAGAAGCAGAGGTGACGGAGAAGTTTGATAGTGAGTTTGCTATATATGACTTACCTGAATTTTTAAGAGCAGTTGATTTGTTTGAAAAACCTGCATTAAAATTTAATGGTGGTTCAAATGTAACTATAGCGTCTTCTAACAACAAACAAGCAATTAAATATTTCTTTGCTGATAAGTCAGTTATTGTTGCACCAACAAAAGCAATCAATATGCCAGATCAGTATGTATCTTTTACTTTAAAGAAAGATGATTTTGCTAGATTACAAAGAGCAATTACTACATTGAATTTACCAGATGTTGCCGTAGTAGGTGATGGTAAAAACATTAAGTTAGTTGCTACTGATAAGAAAAATAAATCTTCAAATGACTATTCTGAAGTAATCGGAGAAACTGATAAGAAGTTTAATGCTTACTTTAAAGCAGAAAACTTAAAGATTATTGGTGATGATTATGATGTAGAAATCTCACAACAAAAGATAAGTCATTTTGTTAACAGGAACAAACCTGTAAAATATTGGATCGCATTAGAACCTGACTCTGAATTTTAAGGAGTTAGACTATGGCGGATTTCTTATGGGTTGAGCAGTACCGACCTAAAACAATAGAGGACTGTATTCTACCAGAGCAAACTAAAAAGACATTTTTAGAATTTCTAAAGAAAAAAGAAATACCTAATATGTTGTTGTCAGGTACAGCAGGCACAGGTAAAACAACTGTTGCTCGTGCTTTATGTGAACAACTAAATGCTGATTATATCATAATCAATGGTTCAGATGAAGGTAGACAAATTGATACATTAAGAAACAAGATTAAAAACTTTGCTTCTACTGTATCTTTCAATACTGAATCTAAACATAAAGTAGTCATAATTGACGAGGCAGACTATATGAATGCTGAGTCAGTACAACCTGCTTTGCGTAATTTCATTGAAACATTTTATAAGAATTGTAGGTTTATATTAACTTGCAACTATCCTTATAAGTTTATTGAACCATTGAGAAGTAGATTTACACAAATAGATTTCAAAATAGTCAATGGTCAGAAAGTAAAGACAGCAACTGATTTACTTACTAGACTAGGTAAAATCCTTGATGAACAAAAGGTATCTTATGACAAAAAGGTACTTGCTGAATTGATTCAAAAGTATTATCCAGACTTCAGAAAGACTATTAATGAACTACAAAGATATTCAGTAAATGGTAAAATTGATAGTGGTATCTTCTACAATCAAAAAGAGGCAGATATAAAAAGTTTATTTGCGTCTTTAAAGAAGAAAGACTTTAACGAAACTAGAAAGTGGGTAGTCAACAACTTGTCTGTAGCACCTGCTGACCTGTTTAGGATTATCTATGACTCGTCTAAAGAATATTTACATCCACAATCTGTGCCTCAAGCAATACTTTTATTAGCAGGATACCAATATAAATCGGCATTTGTAGCAGACCAAGAGATAAATATGGTTGCTTGCTTGACAGAAATAATGGCAACTTGCAAATTTAAATAAATTATTAAAGAGGATACAATGGCACGAAGAACATTTTGGCGTAAAGCGATAGTCAAATTGCGAATGTGGTATGCAGATATACGAGGACATCACGGTAAAAGATATAATTATGAACCAGGTGATTGGTATATGGGCAGACATAACAGACGCAACAAATAATGGCATACGAATTAAAAGAATACTTGAAAGCGATTAATGAGTCCAAAGAGGACTTGATGAAATCAGATGAAACTTGGATTAAGAAATATCCAGCATACATCATTAATCGTTGTTTATCTATGTTTTGGGATACTCTACCTCAAGCAAACGAAATGAATGGTTATCACTTCCTAAGTAATCAGGTTCAGTTTCAATTTTTAATAAATAGTGTAAGAAAGAAAAAACGATTTGGTGGTCGCTGGTTAAAGCAATCCAAATTAGCTTCTTTAGAGTATGTAAAAGAGTATTACGGATACAGCAATGAGAAGGCTAAAGACGCTCTCAATATACTTACACAAAAACAAATTGAAGATATTAAAGAATCCTTGAGAAAAGGTGGGAGAAAAAAATGAGTGAAGAAATACAATGGTCGCCTGAAAGTATGTTAGAAGTAACTATCAAACAACCAGATGACTTTTTAAAAGTAAGAGAAACTTTGACAAGAATCGGCGTTGCAAGTAGAAAAGACAAAACACTATTTCAATCGTGTCATATATTACACAAACAAGGTAAATATTACATAGTACATTTTAAAGAACTTTTTGCTTTAGATGGCAAGAAGGCAACTTTAGTTGAAAACGATATACAAAGAAGAAACACAATCGCTATTTTATTACAAGACTGGAACCTAATTGATATAGTTAATAAAGACGAGGCAGATAACAAAGCGCCTTTAAGTCAGATAAAAGTATTACCATTTAAAGAGAAAAAAGAATGGAATTTATCAGCTAAATATAATATAGGAAAAAAGGTTACAACAGATAGCGACAATGCAGATACCAAATTTTAAAGAATTTTTTGTAGAACAAGATTTAGAGCGTAAGCAGAAACCTATATCTGTTGCTATTATTACAATAGCAGATTCAGATGATCCTAAAGAAAACACAACTGCCGATCTTATATCAAAAGCGTGTAAGAAAAAAGGCATAGAGTGTGTTATAGTCAATACTAAAACTACAATCATAACAGACAAAGACGAAGATAAAAATACATTAACAGTTTATAACTATGATGGTGACGGTGGTAAACACACTTTCGTAGGTAAAGATACCATTTGTATGGTAAGAGGTGGTGCATTGCAAGATGAAGGTGGTCTATCTTTAATATCTGCTTTTCAAAACTCACAAGCATTTATGATTAACACAAGAGCATCAATGCTTACTTGTGATAATAAATTAACTTCAGCATTATTGTTTGAAAAATTTGGTGTACCTACACCTAGAACTGCTTATGTTTCAAACGAGAAAAATTTAAAAACTGCATTAGATAAAATTGGTGGTAAGTTTCCTGTTATAATAAAAACACTAACAGGCACACAAGGTGTTGGCGTAATTAAAGTTGAAAGTTATGAAGGTCTTGTTGCAACTGTACAATCAATGTGGAAACTAGAAGCAGAAATGTTGATACAAGAATATATGAAAACAGATTTTGATGTAAGAACTTTTGTAGTAGATAACAAAATATTTGCAAGTACAAAAAGAACTCATAGTAGTTATGACTTTAGATCAAATACACATAGAGGTGCTGAAGCAGAACCATATAAATTGAGTGAAGAAGAAATAGAATTAGCATTAAAAACTGCTAGACTATCCAGAGCATATATGTGTGGTGTAGATCACATTGTTTACAAAGGCAAACCTTACGTGTTAGAAATAAACGGAAGTCCAGGGTCAGGTGCTGATTACGAAGGTTATCAGTACAAAGATTATTATTCTGATCCAGAACCATCAGGTAGAATAGACGGCGAAACTATGATGTCTTATGTAATTGATTGGGTAAAAGATAGAACTCATTGGGATAGACAATCACTTATAGAATGTGGTTGGTTAGAAACTATGGATGTAGATGAGATAGGAAAAGTTAGAGTTAAGTTTGATACAGGTAACGGTTCTGAAGCGTGTGCTTTACACGCAGATGAAATTATAGAATCAAAAGGCAAAATTGTAAAATGGAAATATGATGGTAAAATTTATACTAAACCTAAATTTGGAACAAGTAAAGTTTACAGATCAAATGCAACTAACGAACCATCTGAAATAAGACCTACAATAAAAATGGCACTTACATTTAATGGTTTTACATATCCAGATGTTGAAGTAGGATTAGATCAAAGACCTAGATCAGGTTCAGACCTATTAGTCAATAGAGATTTAATGCGACAGATGAATATTGCTGTCAATCCTAATAGAACCTTTGTCCTAAGCAAACGATTAAGACCTATTGAAAAAGAAGGAAAACAAGATAAAGTTGGATTTGAGAAAAAGTAGCTTGACAAATATATCAAAGTGTGATATAACTATACTATAACAATAAGGAGAAATAATGCAAGAAGTGAAAATATTAAGACTCTCTACTGGCGAAGATGTAATCGCTAAGGTAGGTGAGAACGATCAAGGAATTAGTCTAAAAAATCCTTTCGTAATAATACCTCAACAATCAGCACCAGGACAACCAATATCTTTAATGATGTCATTATACAATGCGTTTGGCAAAAGTGATACTGTTACAATTAGTAAAGATAAAATTGTTTTTCAAACTGATCCTAAAGAGGAAATATTAAAATCTTACGAACAAAATACAAGTAAGATATTAACACCTAAATCAAGTTTAATTACAGAAACAAGTATACCATCATTGAAGTGATAACAGTTTACTTTATACGGACTAACAACGAGAAAGTCTGTGTTGAAGTACCTGAAGGAACTACTTTAATGCAAGCAGCTCGTGAAGCAAAGTTGAGAGAGATACCTGCCGATTGTGGTGGTAACTGTGCTTGTGCTACTTGTCATATTCATTTAACAAATGCTTGGTCGCATTTACTACCTATTAAACAGAATGGGTTGGAACAATCTTTATTAGAATATGAAAAAGGTTATATTGAAGGTGTGAGTAGATTGAGTTGTCAAATACAATTGACAAAAGAATTAAATAATTTAACAGTAAGATTGAGAGATAATGAACTTTTATAAATCAGTAATAGAACATCACGGTAAACTTCTTGTTAGAGGCATACACGATGGACAAGAGTTTAAAGAAAAGATTGATTATAGTCCTACTCTTTATGCAATCTCACAAGAAGAAACAAAATTTAAAACACTTACAGGTCAATCATTAAAACCAATTCAATTCGGTAGTATTAAAAAAGCAAGAGATTTTAAAAGAAATTATAATACTGAAAATGCACCTATCTTTGGTATGGATCGTTATCAGTATCAATACATTGCAGACAATTATCCTGAAGATATAAAATGGTCAAAAGATCATATAAAAATATTCACACTTGATATAGAGTGTACTGCTGAAAATGGTTTTCCTGATATACAAAATCCAATAGAAGAACTATTAGCAATCACAGTTAAAAATCAATCTAATAAACAGATTATAACCTGGGGTACAGGTGAGTTTAAAACTGATAGAACAGATGTAACTTATATAAAATGTAGAAACGAAAAGTCCTTGATTATGGAGTTTATGAAATTCTGGATGAAAAACTATCCAGATGTAATCACAGGTTGGAATACAAAGTTTTTTGATTTACCTTATCTATGTAATAGAATTAAATTACTTACAGATGAGAAAGTCGTAAGAAGATTATCGCCTTGGAATTTAGTAGGTACGGAAGAAATAGTTGTAAGAGGCAGAACACAATTACATTATACTTTATATGGTATTGCAATGTTAGATTACCTTGACTTATATAAAAAGTTTATACCTGTTAGACAAGAAAGTTATAAGTTAGATCATATCGGTAAAGTAGAATTAGGTTTACCAAAAGACCCTAACCCTTATGATACATTTAGAGAATGGTATACAAAAGATTATCAATCGTTTATTGATTACAATATTAAAGATGTTGAGATTGTTGACCAACTAGAAGACAAATTAAAACTAATTGAATTAATCTTAAATATGTCCTATGAGGCAAAGATTAATTATCAGGATGTATTTTCACAAGTTAGATTTTGGGATACATTAATCTATAACTTCTTGCGTAAAGATAACATTGTTATTCCACCAAAAGAAGATAATATAAAAGATGAAAAGTATCCTGGTGCATATGTAAAAGACCCATTGGTCGGTATGCACGACTGGATTGTTTCGTTTGACATCAACTCACTATACCCACATTTGATTATGCAGTATAATATTTCTCCAGAAAAAATTATTGGTATGAAATCAAATGGTATTACGGTGAACAAGATGTTGAATGAATCAACGCCTCTAACATATCTTAAAACTGAAGGTGCAACGATAACACCCAATGGCGCATTATTCAAAACTGATAGTGAAGGTTTTTTACCTAAACTACTAGGCAAGATGTATAATGATCGTGTATATTATAAGAAAAAAATGTTAGAGGCGAAAAAAGAATACAACAAAACAAAAGAACCTAAACTACAAAATGAAATTGCTCGTTGTCATAATATACAATGGGCAAAGAAGATTGCCTTGAATAGTGCTTACGGTGCCATCGGCAATCAATACTTTAGATATTATGATGTAAGACAGGCAATGGCAATTACACTTGCAGGTCAATTTGTTATTCGTTTCATAGAGAAGAATGTAAATGAATATATGAATAAGATATTAAAGACACACGACAAGATAGATTATATTGTGGCGTCTGATACAGATTCAATTTATCTTACAATGAATAAACTTGTTGAACAAGTATGTAAAGATAAAACAAAAGATCAAACATTAAAGTTTCTAAACAAAGTTGTTGAAAGTAGAATAGAACCTTTCCTAGATAAGTGTTTTAAACAATTAGCAGAATATACTAACGCTTTTGAAAATAAAATGGTAATGAAACGAGAAGTAATTGCTGACAAGGGTATATGGACTGCTAAAAAAAGATATATGTTAAATGTATTAGATGAAGAAGGTATTACATTTGACGAACCTAAACTAAAGATTATGGGTATTGAGGCAGTTAAATCATCTACACCTGAATATTGTAGAACAAAAATTAAAGAAGCGATTAAGATTATAATGTCTAAACAAGAAAGTGATTTGCATAAATTTATTAAAGAAACTAAAGAAGAATTTTTAAATCTACCTGCTGAGGCAGTATCGTTTCCTAGAAGTTGTAATAATATGAAAAAATATCATAGTAGTTCCAGTGTGTTTATTAAAGGCACACCTATTCACGTGAAAGGTGCATTGATATATAATCAACAAATAAAAGAGTTTGGATTAGAAAAAAAATATCCTTTAATACAAGAAGGTGATAAAATTAAATTTGTTAAACTACTAGAGGCAAATCCATTTAAGTTTGATGTAATCAGTTATGTAACTGAACTACCTAAAGAATTTAAATTAAAAGATTATGTTGACTATGAGTTACAATTTCAAAAAACATTACTTGATCCTATTACATTTATTTTACAACCTATTGGTTGGACAACTGAACCAACAGCAAGTTTAGAGGCATTTTTTTAATGATAACTTCACTATTACTTTTATATTTTACAATCTTTGTATTCTTTCAATGGGGTCAAAGAATTGCTATGACTAGAATAGATACAAAAGTATTTTTAATTATTATATTATTGATATGGACATTAGTAAAAAGTACAACGTAATATACGCAGACCCACCTTGGTCTTTTAAAACTTATTCTGATAAAGGTAAGGATAGAAGTCCAGAAAATCATTATTCTACAATGAACTTTAAAGACATTTGTAATCTACCTGTAAACAATATTGCCAATGATAATTCAGTTTTATTAATGTGGGTTATTGATCCATTATTAGATAAGGCATTTAAAGTAATAGACGCTTGGGGATTCAAATACAAGACAGTAGGATTTACTTGGGCAAAGACAAACAAAAAGTCTTTAGGATTTTTTACAGGTCTAGGATATTGGACAAGAGGTAATCCTGAAATGTGTTTACTTGCAACTAAAGGTAAACCAAAACGAATTAGCAAATCAGTACCTCAATTAATCGTAGATCAGCGTAGAGAACATAGTAGAAAACCAGATATAATGTACAATCATATAGAGAACTTATTAGACGGACCATATATAGAATTGTTTGCTAGAACTCAAAGACCAGGTTGGGATAGTTGGGGTAACCAAACTAATAAATTTAAATGAGCTTGACAATTGCTATATTATGTGTTATATTATGTTATGTGCCTGTACTTTTAATGTTATGGATGTGGAACAATGAGTGATTATTTAAAACAATATGCTAACGAAAACAGATTACCAATCATAGATCAGATTGCTTTTGAAAGAATAACAAATGATATTGGTAGAGATCAGTTTAGATTAGACTTAGCAGACTATATTGAGAAGTACAGACCTGTATTTCCTCTAAAGAAAATAACTTTAGATGATGTAAGAAATTCATTCCACGATTTACAAAAACAAGACATAGGTACATACTGCAATACTAACGATAACAATGTTATGGAAAAGTATTCAGATTACAAATACAGTTACAAAGATTATGGTCTAGGTGTTATATCAGCACCATCAACTTATAATAATGTATCTAATTATTTTCACCAAGAATTAAGATTAAACTGTTCAAGTTATAGTTTTAAATCGCCTTTAGATGTATGGTATAATGGTACTGCAAAAGATATATGGCGTTGTCTAGGTCCTATCTGGCGAGGTATAAACAATATGAAGACAGTATTAGTTGAAGGTAAAGAAGAATTAAGAGGTGGACAATTATCTGAAGCAAGTTATATGAGTGCCTTTAGATTAGGTACATATATTGCAACTCAATTTAAACCTAATGTTGCTAAGACTATCTATCAACTAACCAATGCTAAAAAAGTTTTAGATACGAGTTGTGGTTGGGGCGACAGACTTGCAGGTTTCTTTGCTTCAGACGCTGAAGAATATATCGGTTGTGATCCAAACCCTAATACTTACAAACAATATATGAAACAAATTGAATTGTATAATAGTTTCTTAACTAAACCTAAAAAAGTTACTATCTATAATACAGGTGCTGAAGATTTACCTTGGGATGAAATTAAAGATGTTGATTGTTCTTTTACAAGTCCACCATATTTTAGTACCGAAGAATATAATAAAGGTGGTGAAAAAGAAGAAAATCAATCTTGGTTTAAATTTAATGAGTACGAGAAGTGGCGTGATGATTTCTTTTTACCTGTATCTAAAAAATGTTTTGAAGTATCTAAACATACATTAATTAATATTATGGATCCGACTATCAAAGGTAAACGATATAAGAGTTGTGATGAAGTTGTTGATATGTTAAAAGATAACTTTATAGGTCAAATAGGAATGAGAATTATGCAAAGACCTAAATCAGATAAGTTATTTGAAACAGAAAAAGATAAGCAAGATTTTATGAACAAAACATTTATAGAAAATGTATGGTGTTTTTCTAAAGACAAAAATGTAGATTTATTTAAGTCAATAAGAAAAGGTACCTTAGATAGTTTTTTTGAATAAATATTTTGATGGCAATACAACCTAAAGAATACAACGATTTAAAAGAGTATTGGGATTATCAAAGAAAGGTACAATACAATAAAGAACAAATTTTTGATATAGCAGATAGATTTAAGGGTAGAACCTATAATGATCTTGGACCTGTACACATTGATGAGGTTAAAAAAATGTTATGGGACAAATTGACAGTTGAAGAATATGAGGACCCACCTGAAGAATGGGTTCCTAAAGATGAGAAGTATAGACTATGGAGTGAAGATCGTTTAGATACGACAAAACTGTCGCCTAAAGCGAGAAAGATTGTGTTGAGAGCAAACCATAAAGTAAAAGAAGTGCCTAATATATTAAACGATTAAAGCTTGACAATATTGAATGTATATGTTATACTTTAGACATAAATTTAAGGAGATGATTTGATGAGTAATTTTTTAAAAGACATAATTAAAGAAACAGGTAATGAATATGCAACACTAGTTAGTGAAGGTGTTGATACAGCAGACGTAACAAATTTTATAGACACAGGTTCTTATGCCTTTAATGCTTTGTTATCAGGATCAATTTACGGTGGAATGCCAGCGAACAAAATTACTGCAATTGCAGGTGAGGCCGCTACAGGTAAAACATTTTTTGCATTAGGAATCGTAAAAGCATTTTTAGATAAAGACAAAGACGCAGGTGTAATATACTTTGAATCAGAAAGTGCAATATCAAAAAGTATGATTGAAAGTAGAGGTGTCGACTCTAGTAGAATGGTTGTCGTACCTGTATCAACTGTACAAGAATTTAGAACTCAATCTTTAAAAATTTTAGACAAGTATATTGAACAACCAGAGGATAAAAGAAAACCTTTGTTGTTCGTATTAGATAGTTTAGGTATGTTATCTACAACTAAAGAAATGGAAGACACAGCCGCAGGTAAAGAAACAAGAGATATGACTAGATCACAAATAGTTAAATCTACGTTTAGAGTATTAACTTTAAAACTTGGTAAGGCAAGTGTTCCTATGATAATGACCAATCACACTTATGATGTTATTGGTTCTATGTATCCACAAAAAGAAATGGGTGGTGGTTCAGGTTTGAAATACGCCGCTTCATCAATAGTTTATTTAAGTAAGAGAAAAGAAAAAGACGGTACCGAAGTAATTGGTAATATTATTCATTGTAAAAATTATAAGTCAAGGTTAACAAAAGAAAATGCTATGATAGATGTAAGACTAACATACAAAGAGGGATTAGATCAATACTACGGTCTATTAGAACTCGGAGAAGCAGCTGGTGTATTTAAAAAAGTATCTACAAGATATGAAATGCCAGATGGTTCAAAAGTATTTGGTAAAAACATCAATGAAAATCCTGACAAGTATTTTACAGATGAAAATTTAAAAACAATAGATGAATATGCCAAAAGAAAATTTACCTACGGATCCGAAGAAACCGAACAATCAGAATAGATACGCTTTCGTACAAAAAGAAGGTGATGACTTTACTTGTATAAAGTTATTACAACCACCGTACAAAGGAATCATTTACAAATACGGAAAAGTTGGCTTCGCAAAAGAAGAAGACGATAAAGGTAATCTACCTATGAAGTTTGATTACGATATAATCTTCAATCCATTTGATGAAACCAGCATTGACAAACAAGAGTTTATAGATTATATTGGTGATATACTTATTGAATTATTAGAAAAACAATTAGAAGGTGGTAAAGTAATATATGAATAACGAAAGAATTGAATTTACAATATTAAGAAATCTTATATTCAATGAAGATTACACAAGAAAAGTTTTACCTTTTGTAAACGAAATTTACTTTCCTAAAAGAGAAGAACAGATTTTATTCCAAGAGATTAATTCTTTTGTAATGAAGTATAAGAATCTACCATCAAAAGAATCAATACTAATAGAACTAGGCAATCGTAAAGATATAAACGAAGAAGAAAATAGAATAGTAAAAGAATTAATCAACACATTAAATCCTGAAGAAATAGATCAACAATGGTTGTTAGATACAACAGAAAAGTTTTGTAAAGATCGTGCTGTTCACAATGCAGTATTAGACGGTATTAAAATTTTAGATGGTAAAGATCAAAAGAGAACACAAGAGGCAATACCTAGTATTCTTGCAGACGCATTAGCAGTTAGTTTTGATAATCATATAGGGCACGATTATGTAGATG